CTCAAGATCCACAGAATTTAACTACGTAACAAGCATACACACAGAGAGAGAGCGCCAACCCTAAGGCGCTTTTTCTTTTATCTTTTTTAAGGTACGGGTATAGCAGTTTAAAGAAATAGTATGCGTTCTAGTTGGCGAGCGTGTAGGCAGGCAGTTACGCGCATATCGTGTACGATACGAGGCAGAACGTTACAAACAACCCTACGACTAACACAGATTGATATATATAACCCCCATACTTAAACCTGGGGCGTGCGGAAATATATATGAATACGTCAATGTTTATGTGGTAATTTGTGGAGGTGGTAGGAGTTGCACCTACGTTAAGTTAGTAGCTTTGGAACAAACGATCTATCTTATTTCTAGAACACCCCCAGTAGACAGTATACTATATGTTGGTGTACTATATGTAGTATATAACAACTTATTACTGTGTAGCAGTAAAGTTTGTTATATTGGCTCGGGCAGTCGTTGTAGGTGTAGCTAACCCTGTGTCACTCCCAACCCAACGCAGTTTATTAAGTCTAGTAACGATATGTAGTGTGTTTCTCTCTCTGTAATAAATAATATGTGAGGAATGTGGCTCAACCCACGACTGGTGCGGTCCTGCTAGCCCAACACTTTAAAACATGATCTTTATCTTACGGTACTTGTAAAGGCAGGAATACCATAATGTTTGTTCCGATTAGTATATCTATGCTACACTATACCATAGCAGTATGTCAAGTAAACAAAAAAACACCATTTGCACAGCTTCAGATTGTGTAGTCCCATTACCAGAAGGTCGTCAGAAGTACTGTAGTGATACTTGTGCCAATAGAACAAAGAAAAGGGCATATAGGGCTAAGAAAAGTGCAAGTGACATGCAGGTCATCAAAGAAGTAAACCCCAATGTACAGAAACGTAGAGGGGATTATTACGCTATTATGAAACAGAAAAATTTTTTTCACGACATATTGAGTGGTGCTAAGACTAAAAAAGAGGTTGCAGATATACTAAGCTGTTCAGCGGCTAGTGTCTCTAGGGCTATGGCAGCATTTCTAGAGGATACTGCTAAGAAGGCAGAACACGAGAAGCGAGAGCAAGCGGTTGTGGGGGAAATTCAAGAGGCGGACGTAGACGACTTTGTACGCTTTAGAGATGAGTATTTCTTAACAGAACAGAATAAAAATTATGAGACACCAGACTTTCAAAAAAGGTGGATAAGTGCTATCTTAGATAGTATACAACACGGTAAACGGTTGATGATATTGTCGCCACCTAGACATGGGAAGACAGATCTGTTAACACACTTTTGTGTCTACATGATTGCTAAAAATCCCAACATACGTATCATGTGGTGCGGTGGTAACGAGGATATTGCAAAGAATAGTGTTGGTGCAGTATTAGACCATTTGGAGAACAATGAAGGACTTATCCAGGATTACGGAGATTGGGACGGATTTAGACCTGCTAATAGAAGCGGAAAAAGTTGGTCGTCCAGTCAATTTACTGTTGCAACTAGAACAGTCTCTGGTATTAAGTCGCCAACTCTTGTCGCAATTGGAAAGGGAGGTAAAATCCTTTCCCGAGACGCAGACCTTATTATTGCAGACGACATCGAGGATCATGGAAGTACTGTGCAACCAAGTGCTAGAGAAAACACCAGGAACTGGTGGACAACAACATTACAGTCACGTAAAGAGGAACACACAGGCATGGTTGTCATCGGATCAAGACAACACCCAGACGATCTTTACCATCATCTCTTAGAGAACCAAGCATGGGAAAGCATTGTAGACCGTGCGCATGATTTAGAAATACCACTAGAGGACGAAACCCTAGACCATACACCACACATGTTATGGGCAGAAAAACGTACACATAAGTGGTTAATAGAACAGTTAGCGTCAGCAGAGACAACAGGTGGTAGAAATATATTTGAAATGGTCTATCTTAATAAAGCTATACCTGACGGCATGAGTTTATTTACCGCAGAGAGTGTAGACGCGTGTTTAGATACATCTAGAAAACTAGGAGATATACCTCCGCATACTGCATTGATTGCAGGGTTAGATCCTGCAAGTACGGGGTATCAAGCAGCGGTGCTTTGGGCGTATAATGCAAAAACGCAACAAGTATGGCTAGTTGATGTCAAGAATGACCAAGGTGGTGGTATACAAAAAGCACATAACTTAATGAAAGAATGGTATGAGAAATACTGGTTAAGTCATTGGGTAATAGAGGAGAATGGTTTTCAACGTGCTATTGGACAAGACAGAGAGATTAGAAACTGGGCAGCAGCACATGGTGTACGACTAGAAGGACATCAGACATATAAAAATAAATGGGATCCGACCTTTGGTGTAACCAGTATGGTTGGTATGTATGAACAACAGAAGATGAACTTACCGTGGGCAGACGCACAAACAAAACGTAAAGTAAACATTCTTAGACAACAGTTACTCTACTTTTCACAAGCAGGTGCCTCTAACTCACGTAATGTAAAAACTAAAACTGACTTAGTTATGGCAAGTTGGTTTCCAATGAAACGTATACGCACAAACGTAAAAATCATGTTATCAGAAGTGCAGAGTGACTATACTCCATCTTATAGCTATTACAAGCAAAGCGAACACAATGAGGTTTTTTGGTAAATGTTAACACCTGACGAACTACTTATTAAAACGGACGACTTAAAAGGTATGCACGAGCATAGTGGACACTATGAGTATCGTGATAGAGTGCGTTCTATAATGAATGGCGGTAGCAATGGTATCGCAGCATTACTAGGTAATGACGCTAAAAACTACGACACAGACTTACCAATCCCTAACCTTATCAATTCAGGTTTAGAACATCTTGCACAGAAACTAGGGCGTATGCCTGACATTAAAGTTGACCAGTATGCAGATAGTGAACGAGCAAAAGGCAAAGCAGAAAAATTAGAACGTATTGTTTCTAGCTTAGACGGAAACTCTAAGATGGATATGCAAATGCCACAAGCTGCACGTTGGCTACCTGGTTATGGTTTTTGTGTATGGATAATAAGACAGAAGATGTCGCCAGACGGTATCATGTATCCTCATGCAGAACTTAGAGATCCTTATGATTGTTACCCAGGATATTATGGTCCAGACCAAGATCCTAAAGAGCTAGCACTTATACGACTTGTACCTACTGCAGTTATTAAACAGATGTATCCACAAGCACAAGTGATGGTTGATGAGAGTAGTCAGTTCCCATCAGGTTACAGTAAGTTTAAATACCATGACGGTTTCCAGAGAAGTTGGGATAACCAACTAGCTGACGGTGTTGAATTAGTAGAGTACTATAACGAAGAAGGTACTTACGTATTCTTACCAGATACAAAACAGATTTTAGATTACACTCCTAACCCACTTAAATCAGGTCCAAGGTTTGTTATCTCTAAGAGATTTAGCTTTGATAGATTAACTGGTCAGTATGACCACGTACTAGGTTTGATGGCAGCAATGGCAAAGATTAACGTCTTATCTATTATTGCTATGGAAGATAGTGTATTCACAGAAACCAATATTATTGGAGAACTAGAAAGCGGTAACTATAAGCGTGGTAGATTATCAGTCAACTACCTAAGCCCAGGTTCACAAGTTTCTAAACCACCTAATAATATTCCGTATCAGTTGTTTACACAGATTGACAGGATAGAGAGACAACTTCGTGTTGGTTCTAGCTATCCAGTAAGCGATGACGCTATATCCCCTAACTCGTTTGTAACAGGTAGAGGGTTGCAAGAACTATTATCGTCCGTTGATCTAAACGTCAAGGAATATCAGTTATCACTAAAAACAGCAATGGAAGAACTAGATTATAAACGTTTAGAAATGGACGAGGCGCTTAACGGTCAAACTAAAAAACCTATGGCAGGTTACTTAAAAGGTACAGCTTATGCTGAACAATACACACCTGCAGCAGATATTAAAGGTATGTACAAGACAAGACGTATCTATGGTGTCATGGCAGGTTTTGATGAACCTACTAAAATTGTTTCTGGACTTCAGTTACTACAAGCAGGTATCATAGATAAAGAAACCTTACAAGAAAACATGGACGGTTTAGATAACGTTCAGAAGATTAATGATAGAATACTAAAAGACGAAGCTGAACGTACATTGTTTGAGACATTAAAAATACAAGCTAGTCAGGGAGATGAGAAAGCAACTATGGCATTGGTACAGATTTATAAAAATCCAAATAGTATGCAATCAATCTTAGATAAATTTTATACCGCAGAGGATCCAGAGATACCAGAACCAGAAGCAGCATTGTTAGGTCAGGATCTAGGGGGTGGAGAACTAGCAGTACCACAAGGACCTGCACCAGACATTAGATCATTATTACTAGGAGGTGGACAATAATGCCTGAACCAAAAGATAATACAAACATGCAGTTTGCAGATATTTGCGAGACATCATTATTTGATATTTGGCAAAGAACTACAGAATACTTAGACGACTATGATACTTTTTTAAAAGATAACGATGAACAAGAGACACAGTTATCTGCTTTCCCACAAGGCATGGTCGTGCAATACATACCTAACGGTATAATTATTATGTTTGGACCACAAGAAAACTTAGGAGAAGAATATGGCTATTGATAGTAGTAGGCAAAATGGAAGACGTGGTGGCGTTAAAAAACCTGCTGCAGTAAGTGGTCCTGGTAAATTATCTAGAAGAACTGATAGCGTTGCACCTACTATTGATGAAGTACGTGCTATGGTAACTGAAAGTGCAGGAGAAGAAAAAGCACTTGTAAACCAAGTTAGAGAAGGCAACATAAATGCAACAGAAGAAGAAACAGTTGTACCTGCAGGACAAGGACAAATAGTTTCAGAAGAACCTGGAGTTATAACACCTTTACCTGGTGGGGTTGGAGAAATATTTGGACAAGGAGATGGTACTCCTATTAACACATTTTCTACTATGCAACAAAAAGAAAGTACCTTGCTAGAACCAGATGACCTAATGTTAATTAGAGCAATGGTAGGTATAAATCCTACACCAGAACTTATAAATTTATTACAAACAGCAGAACAAAAGATAAATAGAACACCAACACAACTAGGTTAATTTATGGGTGTATTTCATAATGACAACCCTAAAACTGAACAAGACTTGTACAAAGAATTACAGGGTAGAAAAACACAATGGAACAGAGCTAAAGCTAGCGTAACTAGAGAAGACGCAGTAAGAGCTTCTACTATTGCACAGTTATATCCTAACTTTTCTCCTGATGTAATTACTTCATTGACTATGTTACAAGTAAAACCAGAAGCAGAAGTATTACGTACGTTATCAGAACGTGTTTTAGAAAACAATAAGAAATCTTTAGTCGATAAAGTATTCGATCCACTTAAAGGTGCCGTGCGTTTTGGTTTACTAGGATTAGAAGACTTATACAGAACAGCAGTAGATAGACCTATTAACTCTATGATTGCTGCAACTATTGGAGACAATGCAGAAGACTTAACCTTTAGGGACGCTTATGCACAATCAGGTAAATCAACAGTTAAACAAGTATTTAGTAACTTAGCACAAGGTAAAGAAATAAATTTAGGAGAAGGGTTACTACCTAATTCAGAAGTATTCGATCCAGAAAATCCTAATAGTAAATATTACGATGAATATAAATATTTAGTACAGTCTGGGTTTGACAATACACGTGCGCAAAACATTATACAAAATCAACTAGGTTCAGCTATTACAGATATAGATAGTCGTATGCAAGAGGAGAGCGGACAGTTTAATATATCCACACAACTAGGTACTGGAGAAACTGTTAAAACACCTATCTCATTAGGAAGAACTGTAGCGTTAGGTGTTACAGAACCAGGTACTAAAGGGTTTAATGTTGTATCTGGAATACTAGACGCAGGCAAGGCATTGTTTCTTGATCCATCTAACTACTTAACTTTAGGTGTAGGTGCAGCAAGAAAAAGTGCTAAAACGTTAAGAGCAAGTGATCAAACAATATCAATGCTTAAAAAAGTAGATACAAAGTTTACACCTGCAGAACTAAAACAATTAGGTATTGTAGAACGAGGTTTTGGACTACCGTTTATATCATCTAAGTCAGTTACTGATTATTTACAAAAAGATCCAGGTGGCATGAAACTTGTTAAGTACATGTCAAACATTACATCAGATAGTAAGTTTATGGACATTACAGGTATTGAAGATCCAGAGATTGTCAGTAGATTTATGAAGATTACACAAGACTTTACTAAATCATCAGCTGATAAACAAATAGAGATGGCACAACTTATAGATCAATCTATTGGTTTTAAAGATTTACCATTTGGTACAACTAAACCTACAGTAGGTGCAGTTGGTAGATTTTTAGGTGGTGCAGCAGAAAGTATTAGCAAGACTGTACCAGAAGGTACAGGTCAATTGTTTGGTGCTAAGAAAGTAGCAAAACTTGCTTTAATGGATAGTAATAGTAGAGCAGCACGTATATTTTCTACTTACACAAAAGACTTACCACTTAGATATTTAGATAGCGAGAACATAGAAAAAAGCTATGGAGAAGTAAAAAGATGGTTAGATCAAACAGACTTAAATAGAAATAGTAAAGATAAGATATTAAGACAAGCTGCAGTACTACGTCCAGGAGACCAAGCAGGATTGTTTCAAGTTGCTACTTCAATGCTTAAAGAAGTTGGAGATGACTTAGTAGATAACTTTCAAGTAAGCAAACAGGACGCTGACAACTTTACACGTATATTTGCAGAGACACAAGATGACATGCGTAAGTATTTTATAGACGCTTACACAGGTAAGAACGTAAACCAACCAGGTATGAAGATGTCTCCAATAACTATTAGCGGTAAAATGAGACCAGTACCTGACGCACATTTAACTACAGAGTTTATTAATAGAACTATACCTATGCCAGACGCAGGACAATTAGCTAAAGCTATGAACTCTATGTCTATATTAAGAAGCAAGATGGGTGGTACTAAAGGTATGGACGACTTCCTTAAAAAATATCCTAAAGCAATGCAAAAAGGAATTATGGGTAAAAGTACTGATTGGTACTACACAGAGTTCTGGAAACCATTAGTACTTCTACGAGGTGCATGGTTACTACGTGTTGTAGGAGAAGAACAATTACGTATGTTTACTAAAGGATATGACACAATCTTTTCGCGACCTGCAAGTATCTTATCTTTATCATTGCTTAAAAAAGCAGACGCTAAACAAGCAAAGAAATGGACACAAAAAGATGTAGAGTTCAAAGATCTATTTGGAGATCCTCTTGCAGAAAGTTTGGAATGGAAACAAGGATCATCACGTATGCGTGGTGCTAACAATAATGACGAAGCATTCGGTGGTGCAGAAAGATTTAAAAAACAAAAAAAGAAGTTTCGTAAAAAGATGGGACCACATGACTATGACATCTTAGATAAACGTGAAGCATTTGCAGGAGATAAAGCAGGTGCTAATAAATTTGTTAGAGCATGGACTAATGAAGTCTCTAAGATATACCAAGATGATTTGTTTACGTTATTGTTTAGAGGTAAGAATAATCCTGTAGCGAGAGAAAAAGTTTTAAAAGAATGGGTAGAAGGTAAAACACCTAGAGCCAAAGCTGTTATAGAGGAGTATGCAAAAGGTGGTCAAAGATACGAAGACATTATGACTACAGCAGGTGGTCGATATGTTTATGCTAAATCCTTAGAAGCTAGGTTACAACAGGTTGCAGGTGGTGCATTTGATGAAGATGTTGACTTATTAAATGACCTTATAAACAGATTAGAGTTTGATGAAATAGATTTTTCTAAGAACCCTTTTCCATTAAGACTAGATAGAACACGTAACGAAGACTTGTTTGACATGATGTTAAGTGGTAAATTAAATAAAATACAAAAACGATCTGATGGTGTTTGGATAAACAATCCAACAGAAGAACAATTAAAGTTTGTTAAAGAGACAGTAGAAGTTGGCGGGGAAACTAAATATCTTATAGAGGACATAGAGGATATAGGTTTTGAAACACTAGACGACTTGTTTAAATCTTTTGGTAAGAGCTTTACAAAACTAGATGAAAAAGCACAAAAGAAAGCTGTTAATAGATATTACGATACAATCGTTGAAGAATATGGAGATAGCTTACCAGATCTAGTTACTGCGCCTATTGAAGATACAGTATTAGATGATCAAAAATACATACAACGTTTTATAGAAAATAGTTTTGATGTCATAATGGGACAGAGAACAGACAATGCTTCTAGGTCTCCAGTATTTAGACAAGCATACTGGCGTGCAGTATATGATTTACTACCACGTATGACACCCGCTATGAGAACAATACTATTAGAAGGTAAGACTTACAGACAAGGTGGCAAGACAATTAAAGTAGGAGGTGCTAGAAAATCTAACATTCCTAATGAAAACCTACTTAACTCTATAAAAGCTGACATTGGTATTACACCAGAGAAGTTACGTAAAAGAGAAGTAGAGATTAACCTTGATATGTTTGAGCGTAAAGTTAAAGAACTTAATGACGCTGATACAAAACTAGGTACAGCATTTGTAGATAATACAAAAGATCAATCTAAAAAAGTACAAGAATTACAGATAGCTAGACGTAAGTATGACAAACAAGTTGATGAAATAGATGACGCTATTAATAAAGCACTTACTGATGATATGGACGTTACTGAACTAGAAAAAGAAAAAGATACTTTGCTAGACGCGTTTAACGATCTTAAAACACAAATAGACGGAGAACTTACTGATATAAATAAAGCAGCGGGTTTCGATGATGGATTTATAGACGCACAGTATATAGACAACTTTGCTAAATCAATTGCTTTATCAGAGTTACAAGGATTACTATACGATCTAAGTAAACGTAGTAAGATAACCTACAACCTTAGAGGCATATTTCCATTCGGAGAAGCATACGCAGAAATCCTTACTACCTGGACTAAGTTATTAAAAGAAAACCCAGAGATAGCAAGACGTGGGCAAGTAGTTATTAACAACGCTAGGAAAGATAATGTCTTTAGTCCTGTTGAAGGAGAGGGTTTCCTAGCAGAAGACGAGACAACAGGAGAAGAAGTATTTTATTATCCTATAGTAGATGATCTTGTATCTGACGCATTGTTTGGTTCTGATAGAAATGTTGGTGTAAGACTACCTGGTTATGCAGGATCACTTAACTTAGCATTAGAAGTTGTACCTGGTATTGGTCCAACCGCAGCTATACCTGCAGGATTTTTCTTAGAAGGAACACCTAAATTTACAGAAACACAAAAGTTTTTGTTTCCATTTGGTTTACCTACAATTAAAACACCTGGAGACTTAGTACAAGAAATAGGTATGCCTGCGTGGTTAAAGAATGGTGTTAGAGCTATGTTTATGTTTAGTGAAGACGCACCTCCAGGAGAGCTATCACGTATAGCTGCTAACTCTACTATTGACGTATATCGTGTACTCAAAGCTAACGGCGAAGATGATATGACACCAGAACAACAAGATCAACTTTTAAAGAAAGCAAGAAGTATTGCTAAGAATTTAACTAAGATAAAAGCATTCTCACAGTTCGTTGGACCTACAGGATTGAACCCTAGGTTTGATATTGGAGATCCACGTAATGCAGGTGCTATGTATTCAATGCAAATACTATCTGATAGATATAGAGAACTTATAGAGACACCACCTAAAGATCCTGTAACAGGTAACTTCCTATTTGCACCAGGAGATAACTTCTCTGCTACTAAATACTTTATTGATGAGTATGGCTTTAATCCACTAGATATAGCAACACCTAAGTCTGTAATTATAGAACCTAGACCTGTTGATGAACGTGGTGTACAGTTTGAAAAAGAAAACCCAGAGTTGTTTGAACAATATCCACTTACAGCATTTTATGCAGTACCTAATGGTGGTGGTGGTGCATTTGATTATGAAGCATATACAAGATCTATATATAACGAACAACGTGAACCACTGACACCAGAAGAATGGGTTGCTACACGTAACCAACGTTTAGGTGCTTTTGCAATGGAAAACAAAAGAGTACAAACATTACAACAGTTTGATATAACAGATCCATTTCAAGCTAAACAACGTCAAAGAATATTAGCTGTACATAGAGCTACAATGCAACAGAGATTGCCAGGGTTTGGTTCTACAATACCTGGATTACCACAAAGAGGAACTCTTGATGATCAGTTTAAAGAGTTAAGTAATTGGGAAAAGAACTCTAAACTCAAAAATACAGATACTGGTAAAGCAGTAGTACAAGTATTAGATTATATAAAAATACTAGAAAAGAAATCACTAGGACGTGGCTTATCATCTGCAGGTTGGAGAACATCACGTACTATGTTACTCGAAAGACAGCAATTAAGAGATTTCATAGGTCAACAGTCAAGAGATAATGAGGATTTCTATGTTATTGCACAGAATTTATTATTACCATTATTCCAAGAGAGGACACAGTTCTTAGAGGATTTAGAGTACGATTATGATACAATGTTAGAATACGGTGCATACTTGCCCGTACAGCAGGGAGAAGCGTGACAGAAGAATATAAACAAGCAATTGTTGACAGTATTAAAGCACAGAGACAACTAGACGATAGTTCCGAGTTTGCTAAAGAATTAAATGCTTTAGTTAAAGAAGGTGTGTCTGATAGTATGTTTATGGCTAAAGTAAATACAGCATTATCTATATTTGACCAAAGTATAAACAAAGAAAGTCAAACTGGTCTAGGTACTAATCTAGTTACAAAGAAAGTATTAGAAAATTCTTTAAATGACGCTATAGCTGCAACACCATTAGAAGGTCCTGTGCAGGGATACTCTCCTGGACAATATAAACCATGGTTAGTAAATACACCACTAGACGTAGTACAAGATATACTTATGGGATTTGATATGTCTGCAGGGGTAGAAGCAGGCGGAGAAGATAGCGAAGCATATTTTGAATTTCTTAAAGTTAAATTAGACGAATGGTATGACACAACAGGACAAATAGGTGCAATTGTAAAACCAGGTGGAGGTAAAGGTTATGTACTATTTTCATCAGAAGATTACGATAGGTACAAAAAGAATTATGACGCACCATCAGTAAGCGTACAACAATTTAGAGAAACAGATCCTGGTAGAACTAAAGTACCTAAAGTAGGATTTAGAGCAGAGCCAACAGTATTGTATGAACCAATAATGTCTGGAGAACCAGGTAAGTATGAATTTAGTGGAGAATACAACTCATACGTACAAGATAGAGATGATAAGGGTACACCTTTAACTGTTAAAGAAGCAGGTGGTTTAGTAACTAAGATTAATAATGCTACTGGAGAGACAGAACAATTAACTGTATCAGAGAGCGAATTAGTTGCACTTACAGAACAACAACTAGATGGTGGATATACTGTTATACAAAGTCAAGATAGTGCAATAGTTAATCAAGCTAAAGAAGCTATTTTAGGACAAACAGACTATCAAGTAGGTGGATTGTTCGGTGGTATCACACCAGGTTACACAGTTTATAAAAACCCTGATCTCGCTTCTGTATTTGAAGAAGGTAAAGAACTAACACCAGGAGATTTAGCAGCAGAAACAATAACACTTAGTGCAGAAGACGCAGCAAGTAGATATGGTGGTCAAGACCATATACAAATAGGTTTTAACATGTTGCCACAAGAACGTGTGCAAGTACAAACAGACTTACTACAAGCAGGTTATCTTAGTTATGATGACTGGTTCTTTGAACAAGGTACATGGGGTGGTAATAGTCAAGCTGCAATGTTATCAGCTATGACTGCTTCTAACTATGAACTTACTGACATAGGTACACACTTAGCAGAAGAAAAACAAAGACTTTACAAGAGACCTCCGTTATTACCACAGGTATATACTGAACCTAGTCCAACACAAATTAAAGCAGAAGTTGATGGTGCGTTAAATGCTATTGGTATAAACAGAGAATTATCAGAAGCAGAGATGGTTGCATTCGCAGATTTTTATACACAATCTAGTAGAGATTATCAAACAGCAGTTGCAGATTATAACAAGAATTATGATCTAGCACAACGTATGTTTCCAGGTGCAGACAAGACTTTAGTTGTACCAGAGACACCAGACGCTAAACTTAGTGAGTATGCTGACGCTGTATTAGGCGCAGAAGTACAAGCTACGCAACAAGCTACAAAGGAACGTAATGATCTTAGCTACTTATTTAGTACTGTTGACGCTATGTCCAGGTTGGCAAGTAGTGGTTGATAAGAACCTAGAGATTACAGAAGGTGGAATAGAGTTCATTAAGGATAAAGAAGAACTTGTGCTTTTCGTATATGATGACATGGCACAATATCCACCAGTACCTTATGTAGAGGGAACAGATATAAAAGGAACTTTGACTATTGGCTATGGTCATACTGGTACATTAAGTGGATCTAAACAAGCTGTAAAAGATTTAGTAGGTCAAGAGATAACAGAAGAACAAGCTAATGAATTGTTTGAGGCAGATCTTACAGAAACACAAAGAGTTGTTAATGCAAGAGTTGAACGACATATAGCTTTACCTAAGTTTATAGAACGATTTGGTAAGTTTGAAAAAGATCAATTAGAAGATAGTGCTTATGATTATCTAGTAATTACAGCATTTAACAAGACTGGATTAAACCATGCACATATCACAGGTAACTTATTAATAGGAGACTTTGATAAGGCACATGCAAAAACTGTTGAGTTATATGGTAATCAGTCAGAGGGTATTATAAAAAGACTTGCAGAGCAAAGAGAGTATCTTGATGGTATATACGAACCAGAAGAACCAGACGAAGAAGAAGTAATTGAAGATACACCAGAAGATGATGTAGAAGTTAAAGAACCTGAAAAAGATACACCTATGAATACAGTAGATACTGTAGAAGTTGATGAAAATAAAGAACAAGAGTTTAAATCACAGACACCAGAACAAGTAGGTCCATACGGTTACAATAGATTTAGAACTACAAACAATAGATATAAAGAAGCATTAGAGCAAAAAGAAAAAAGCAAACAAGAACTAAAAGATAAATTAGAAAAAACATACAACATTCCAACAGCAAATAATGAAGTGAGTGAGCCAGACATGTATGATAGAATAAAGAGAACGTTCAGCGGAAAGTTTGTATAATGGCGACACAAGAAAAAACAGCAAATAAACTTATAAACACTATATCTAAAGACTTTGAGATATGGGAAGAAATTACAGAATTTGGTAGTAAGTTCTACCTCGTTGCACAAATACCAGAGTTTGAAGGATCATCTGGTAAATTTACATGGCGTTATGAAATATCAGATTGGAACGCAGTAAAAGAAAAAGTAGCAGGAAATAACTTAGTAGCAAACGTTGTAGTAGATAGTGGTATGAATGTTATAGAAGGTTCATCAGCTATTACAGGACAAGAGTACAACAACAGTTTTTATTTTGGCAATGCTAACCAATTGTTATTCTCACAAGCAGAAGCAGGTGCAGAACCTTATGATCATTTAGTAGAAGCATTACAAGAAGAAGCAAAGTATAGCCCATGGATATTGTCAGAAGATGATGAAGGTAATTTAGATTTCTTAGCATTAGCTATAGAGAATGCGTTAGAAGGTAAAGCGGTACGTACTGCAGACTTACAACGTGTTAATTGGTATAGAACTACACCACCTAGTCAAAGACAAGCAGCAGAACTATTCGCTTCAGATCCTGCTAAATATGCAGAACAATCTGTTACAAACCAACAGCTAATTGTTGATGGTATGGTTAACAGAGGGGTGCAAACAATAAACCCTAACGTAGTATCAGGTCTTACTAACTTGTTACAGTCAGGTAAAATCTCTGACACTACAGAGTTAAATAATATTTTAGACAAGATGGTTAATGAACGTATAAGATATACACTTGATCCAGAAGTACAAGCAGTACTTACAGGACAATCTTTTGATGTAATATTAAAGACAAGAGATATTGCGGAATATATTGAGAACGTTTTAGGACCTGGGCAAACAGAATTTTATGATGTAGAATCTATAGCTAAAGAAGCAGAAGCTAATCCAACTTGGTATAACGAAACTTTTATTCCACAGTTAGAGGAAACATTCCAAAACAAATATACACAGTTTAAAGGAACAGCAGTAAAGAATTATGCAACTGCTTCAGGTACATTTAGACAACAATGGAATACAGTTACTGGACAGTTACCAGATGAAACATCATCAGCATGGCAAAGATTTATGGCTACTAATGACGTTAAGGAAAGAGAAGATATAGCGTTTGAGGAAGCTGCAAAACTAGGTACACAAACATATCGTGATACATTGCAGACAAGAATGGAAAGTAAGTTTGGTACACCTGGTCAACGAGCAACAGGCGGAGGTAGGTTTGCATGAGTATCTTAGGTAGATTAGCACAACTAAGTCCTATGATTGATGGCGTAATGGCACCTCCTAGATCAGCACCTAGATCAGAACCAGAGGTAAATTTTGAAGAACCAACTGTAGATAATCTTGAAAGACTTAGAGAACAGAGTGCAGGTGCAGCAGCTGCAGCAGGAGGAATAACAGAACCTGCTTTTACTACACCAGTAACATCAGTTCCACCTGTTGTAGAAGAAGATGAAAACGGTCTAATAGATCCTTTAGAAGCTGAAAAAGCAGCATTAGAAGAAGAAAGGTTAAGACTAGAAGAAGAACGTAGAAGACTAGAATTAGAACTTCAAGGTTTACAAACAGATCCACCACCTTTACCTGGTCCAGTTGTAGAAGTACCTGGAGATCCAGTAGAAGAATTTGACGCACAAGCATACGCAGAAACTAATTACCCATGGTTAGGTCCAGAGTTATCTGAAGGTTTCTTACAAGAGTTTAATACAAATGGAGGAGACGAAGAAGAAGCATTGCGTGTATTAAGAACTACACAAGCATATAAAGATAAGTTTCCTGGAATTTTTAGAGAAGATGGTAAAACTTTACGTATTGATACACCAACACCAGAACTTGATTATATTAAGATTGATGAAGATTACACTAATTTATTAGCTGATTACAACCTTAATCCTGATTATTTTGGAAATCAAATACAGACATTATTTGAAAACGATGTAGCACCTAGAACATTCGAGGAAAGACTTAACGTTGCATACAACTCATTGTTTCCACAGTTTGGTGCTGTAAAACAATACTACGTTAACAACTATCCTAATATATTTCCAACAACTGAAGATATTACAGACGAAGCTATATTTGCTAGCTTTATATCAGAAGATGTATCAGCAGATATTATTAACCAAAGAGTTGAAGTATCACAAATTGGTGGTGCATTCTTAGAACAAGACTTTGCTATATCAACAGAACAAGCACAAAGACTTATTAGTGCAGGTGTTTCAGGTACAGGTGCGCAACAGTTAGCAGCTAGAGCAGAGACACAGTTGCCTAGGTTACAAAGATTGGCTAGCAGGTTTACTGGTAGAGAAGACATCTTTGGTTTATCAGAGTTTATAGAAAGTGAAGTCTTTGGAGATGGTGTTGCAGACCAAGTTCGTGCAAGACTTGAAGGAGAACAAGCTACAGTCTTTACGCAAGAAGGTGGCGCAGCAGCTACACAAGCAGGTATAACTGGATTGGTTGAACAATAATGTTTAAATGGGTACGTGCTAGAAATAAAAAAGGTCACTACAAGTCTGACAAAGCATGGACATGGTGGAATGACGCTTATAAAATTATATTAACAGAAACAGGAAAAAAATCATTAACCGTGTTTTTATGTGTTATACTAATTGTATTGGCGTTGACAGTATCCGCCAAGTAAATAATAGATCATCACTCTGGTTAAGGGTTCCTACGTCCTTACCACGTATTTAATTCGTAGAGGTGTTGTATGCGTATGTTACAGCGCCCATTCAACATGTAATAATAATTATGTAACCACTCCCAATATGTACCACACCTTATTGGAGAACGGTGTAATTGTGTGAGAAATGGAGATTATCAAATGACAGATAACGGAGAACAAATAATGGACGGCAACGATACCAACGAAGGTATTAAAGGTTTAAGGGATAAACTTAAATCAGTTGAGCAAGAGAATAAAGAACTAAAGAATGTCGTAAAGACTTCTATGTTTAAAGATGTTGGACTAGATCCAAACTCTGGTACAGGTAAAATGGCTTTCGATCTATATGACGGAAAACCAAATACTTCAGAGTTAGGTCAATGGCTTAAAGACACTTATAACATCGATACCCAAGTACAGCAGAACAACGAAGTAGCTGCTGCAAAGATCGCTGAAAGTGACAGTAAGTTAGAACAGATACAACAGAACTCATCTGCACAACAACCTGCTGATTGGACACAGAAAATGCAAGACGTTATTGGTAGTCCAGAGACTTCTGTAAGAGATAGTCTAAGGGCAAAAATTGCCTTACAAGAACAACAAAAAAATCAATAAACCAATTAACTACAAATAGAAGGGACGTAGAAAATGGCAGCAATATCAGGTGCAAATCCAGTAGTCGCTAGTGACGTGAACAACTTTACTGGCGAATTATTTAAAATAACACCTCATAGAACACCACTACTCGCTGCTGCAGGTGGTTTGAATGGCGGAGTTGCTACAAACAGCACATTCTTCCAATTCCAAACACAAGACAATGCGGCAGTTTCTGCAGTAACTCCTGATGACGAAGGCGGCGCGCCTAATTATTCAGGACGAAGCAGAGCAGCACAACAAGGTGTTTTACAAATATTCCATGAAGCCGCGCAGATTTCTTATACTGCACAAGCTGCTTCTGGAGAAATAGTACCGTTCAACTTAGCGGGCAACTATAAAAACTCTGATCCTGCATTAGCTTTAGCAGGAACTAACCCAATCAATGATGAGCTTGCTTATCAAATGGAATTAGTATTAGAGACAGTAGCTAAAAAAGTAGAGTGGGCAGCATTCAATGCTTCCTACAACGATGGTACAACAGGCAACCGTCAGATGAGAGGTTTGAAAGAACATCAAGATCTATCAGGCGGAACTGCAGTAAATAACGATGATGGTGCAGGAACTCCTGCAGCACAAAAACTAAACTGGGACATCATAGCTAGTGGTATGAAGGCGTTGTATGACGCAGGCGCACCAATGAAACAACCAGTTCTCTTTGTATCTCCAACAATGTTGTTGGATCTTAACAAGGAACTCGTTAAAGCTACAGTTGGATCTGTAAATTATGGTATCTTACCAAGAGACAGAAATGTTGGAGGTGTTGACATTGATACAATCGTTACACCATTCGGTTCAATCGGACTAGCATTATCTGACTTCTTACCAGCAGGTACTATTTCAGGTTCTAAGCAATCATTTATCGTTGACCTTAGTTTCGTTAAACCAATATTCTTAAATATCCCAGGATATGGAACAATGTTCGTTAGAGACTTAGATCAAGCAGATAACGCAAGAATTGCTAAAGCTGTATACATGGAAATGGCTATGGACTTTGGTCCACAACAATACCATTGTCAGATCGATAACGTAATAGGTTAATTCCTATTCAATAATTACTCAAACACCGCTATTCCACCATAGCGGTGTTTTGAGTATGTTAGAATTTACAATATGGTATACGGTAGAAGTAAAAGCGAAGTAGCTTTAATAGACATTTCAGATGACGCAAGTAACAGTACATCAGTCAACGTAGATAACATGCTTTTAGCAGGGATCGTATTCCCATCTGCTATGACTGGTTCAAACATTACCTTTGATTTTTCAGTAGATGGATCATCATGGGTTGATGTAGTAGAGACTGACGGCACAGAGGTATCATACACAGTTAGTGCAGGTAATGCAACACGTGTAGATCCTAGCGGTTGGGCTTTTGCTAGCGGTGGTTATCTTAGGATAACTTCAGACGGAACAGAAGCTGCAGACAGAAAAATTAAATTAATATTTAGAACTGCTTAAAGGTAGGTATTCATGTCTACACTAGGACAGCTAATTGATAGAACCTACAGAGAGTATTTACGACCTGTAGAAGAACAAGAACCTTTAACACAAGTTGCTAACTTAGATAGCATTACTGGTGGTGGTCAAGGTCTTACATCAACTGGTACAACTTTACAATACAAAGAAGGACTATTTACACCAGAAGAAGAAGAACTTATTGGTGCGGGTTCAGTATTGGAAATTGATAGTGAACTTGTTATGGTTGAAGACATCAACACAGTATCTAGAGAGATAACAATTGAACGTGGTAGGTTAGGTTCTACTGCAGCAGAACATACAGAAGATACTGACATTATTCTTAAACCAAAGTATCCAAGACTAAACGTAACTAATTCCATTGGCGATCAAGTCATTGGTTTATTTCCTGCATTGTACGCTGTAAAGAAGACAACACTTACAACCTCATCAACACAATTTGTAGAAATGCCTGCAGGAACACAAAGAATTTTACAAGCAAAAATAGACAACAGTACAACTGGTGGAACTACTACAAGTTATACAGATGTACCACTTGAATTACTAACAGACTTTGCAGGATCTACAACAGAAGCAGCAGTACAGTTTCCTACCTCTCCAACATCAGGTAAGAGTGTATATGTTGTATATGCTTCAAAGTTTACAAGACCATCAGCAGAAACTGATGACTTAAATGCTGTATCAGGACTAGAAGATTTTCACGAGCAAATAGTTATGGTTGGTGCTGTAGCACAGTTATTGTCAGAGTTAGATGTTGACGCAAGTACACAAAACTATATAACAGAAAACCTAGAACAAAGAGGTGTTCCTGTTGGTTCTGGAGAAAGACTTAGAAATGCTTTACTTCGATATTATGGAGTATTGTTAGACAGAGCAAGAAGGGAACAGCGTTCACGATTTCCGCAAGGCGTAGAGTTATACGGAATTAGCTTTACCTAATGCCTTTACCTTCAACGTCAAACGTTTCCAACCCGTTAGCTTTTGGATACCAAGCACAAATATCTGATGGTATTACTGATATACTTTTACGTTTAGCAGTAGCACCAGGTAGAGAATTAACTATTACTACTGCACCATTATCTGCGCAACAGGTTAACACCGCACAAGTACCTGAAGAATTTAGAGCAGAGTTTGGTCAGTCATACGCAAGATCAGATTTTTCTGGTGGTGCAGGATTAGATCAAGCACACCAAAGAGTGCAAGGAACAAATGACTTCAGAAGATTTTTTGATAGTAAAGGTATAGACGTTTTTAAAAATGCAGATGATAGTGGTAAAGCATACTCTATAGAATTATTAAACGAAACAACTGCTGTTACTGCACGAGCTAGCGCTAGTGCTTATCAAAACCTTATATCACATGAAGATGTTTTATACGTGTCACAAGGTCACGATGTACATTATTCATCAAATGGCGGAGAAACCTGGACAACTACAGATCCCTATTCAGCAGGTCCAAGTTTTAATGTAACAGGAATGGTGTTAGTCGGACACGAGTTGTATGTTTCATTAAATGACGGTACAGATAGTATTATTAGAAAACTTGACGCTGATGACATTCCAAGTGGTTGGAGTAACGTTATGAACTTACACTCATCACACGTATACACAGGATTATTTTATATAAAAAATTATGTTTTAGCTATAGACACAAGCGGACACTTACACGAGATAGATGGTACAAACAGTCCTCCACTTATAAAATCTTTACCATCAGGATCTTTATGGACAAGTGTTATAGACGGTGGATCTGTAATCTTAGCAGCTTCTGATGATGGATATATTTATGCTATAAAAGATGACAGTACCTCTGGTCTTGTATTGTCTGGTCAAACTTTTATTGAGGGCGAAGATATAGTCGATATGACTGAAAGTAATGGAATTGTTTTCTTTTCTACTTCACAGTCATCATCAGGTGGAGGCAAAATAGGTAGAGTATATAGAGGAACTATCGCAACAGATGGTGTGCTTTATACACTTGACGACAGACAACTTATAAAAGAATTTGGAGACAACGATACAACAGTAGATAAAAGTCCTACTGCATTCTTTAACACAAGAGATCAAATATATTTTGGTGTAATAGATAGCGCAACAGAAACAGATCTATATTCTATTTACTTACCAACACTAGGGTATGCACGAAATATATATTACACAGGTACATCAGGTAAAGTAACAGGTATAGCTATAGCTAATGGTAAATTATTTTTTATAGTTGCAGCTATTGGTTTAATAAAAGAAGCTGCTACTTTAGTTGATGACGGTTATTTAATACTACCTGCTGCAGATTTCTATACTTCACAAGCTAAACAATGGATAGGTGGTCGTATTTACACTAACGATATACCTGCAGGTTCTAACGTATTAGCAGAATTTAGTACTGAATTAGACGCATTAGAAAATCCTAATGCTATAAGTTATTCAACTTTAACTAAAATAGAAACATCAGAGAGTGGCAATGAAGTACCTATGATCAATGTTATTAATAGGTGGCTAGTTCCTAAGTTAACAATAACTTCTGATTCAGGTAGGACAGCTAGTCCAGAAGTTTACTCATATAGTTATCGTGCTTTCCCAGAACCAGAAGACATACTTGCACGTATTCCTATTAACGTATCTGATCGTATAGAGCGTCCAGGTAAACGTGCAAAAAATATACCTGGCATTGGTAAAAAATTATTTGACGCTGTAAAAAAATTAGAAGGTAAATCAGTAACGCTAACACTTTTTAAACCTGATGAAATAATTAGAGGCATTGTAGAAAATGTTACCTTACCTGTACAAGAGATTACTAAGCTAGGTTCTACTATGGTATTTTGTACTATACAAGTACGTGGTCAGAGACAAGCGTCTGCAACTGGAGAGATTACTTCATTAGGTGCGCTTGGTATTGGAAGATTGGGAATACACCAATTTGGTGTGTGATATACTAAACAGGAGAAATTAGAATATGGCAAGTACAAGAAAAGCAGCAGAAACATTTACAAGGAATGCGTTTGAAACTACGCTATCTAGTACATTTGGTGCTACAGACACAACAGCAACAGTAGCTTCCACTTCAGGATTGACAAGTCCTTGTTATTTAGTTATTGAACCCGATAGTGCAACACAGCGTGAGTATGTATTTTTCGATGGAACATTTACTTCTACACAGTTAGTAACTTCTACTGGAGACAATAGATATTTAACAGGATCATCAGCAGCTTCAGGACTATCACACCCACAGAACTCCGTAGTGCGTATGGTCCCTGTACAACAAGTATATGAAGATATGTTTGACGCAATTGGTCAAGTAGTAGATGTGAGTTATGCTTCAGGTACAGCAGGTACACCTAAACTAGCTGCAGACTTAAACGCTAACAATAATAAAATTACAAACCTTACTACACCTACAGCAGCAGCAGACGCTGCAAATAAATCTTATGTTGATAC